CCAACCACGCGCGGAATTGGCTACAACCTTGACCATCGGAAGTGCGTCGGACATTCAGACCCCCTAAACTTTCAAGCCGGTATCTGTTAAGATCAATCGGCTAAATGGAGACTTCATGGACTACCTAGCTGCCTTCTGCCTGGAACCCCACAAGAGCAAGTCGGCCAAACCCGGCGACCGATTCGGACGTTTGACGGTTCTCGCCATCGGCAAACCGAAGGGCACCTACCGCTACGCTGCGGTTTGCTCCTGCGATTGCGGATCGAAGCCGCTTCGCGTACGACTCGACGCACTCCGAAAGGGCGTCACCGAGAGCTGCGGCTGCATTCAGGCCGAACGCACAACGACTCACGGCCTCACGAAAAGCCCGCTCTACAACTGCTGGAATCACATGGTTTCCAGATGCACAAAACCGAGTAACGGAGCGTTCCGTCACGACGGCGGTCGAGGTATTCGCGTCTGCGAGCGCTGGCTGTCCGTCGAGAACTTCGTTGCGGACATGGCGCCGACATTCCGGAAGGGCCTTGAACTTGACCGCATCAACAATGACGGCGATTACTGCCCGGAGAACTGTCGATGGACGACGCGATCCGAGAATTGCGACAACAGGCGTTCCGGAGTTCGCATCACCTTCCGAGGAAAAACCAAATCCATTCGCAGATGGTCCGAAGAGACCGGCATCAGCTACGGCACCCTCTGGGAGCGGCTTCAGGTCTGGAAGTGGGAACCCGAACGCGCCCTCACAACCCCCCCGCTCGACGATTCGGAGAGAATGCAAATTGCGAGGGACGCGCGTTGGGGTTAGCATCGTCGTAAGTTGTTGTGTTTAAAGCAGTTACTATCCGATGAGCAGGGCGACGTGCTCAGGCTTGATGCACTCGTAACCCCAAGCCAGGGCGACCTCGATATGCACCTGCCGGTACTGCCGGTACATCGAAACCTCGAACGACAGGCCCGAAACCGGATCGGTCAGGGTCATAACGTCGTCCGCCATGTCGCCGCCCTCGGGACGCGCAGGAAGGCGAGTCGCCAGAACGATGGCCGAGCGCGAGAACGCCATGTTGGCCGTCCAAGTCGCCGTGTCATCCGCGATATCGGACGAGACACCATCGGCAAGCGCCAGGCGAAGGCCAGGAGCGCCGATCACAATGTCCTTGTCGCCGGAGTCAGCCGAGCCCGTGCGAATGACGTAGTTGTTGGAGTCGCCCGCGAACGTAATCACGTCGCCGGCAACGTGCGTCCCGGTGCCGGTGTCGAGATGGATCGTGGTGTCACCGACCGCGTAGCCGGCGACGAGATCCACGTCGTAGTCCGCATCGGCGGTGCCGATGGTGTGAACAGCAACCTGACCCGAGTTGCGGATATCGAAGCCCTGGAGGCGACCGAGGATGCCTTCACGGAGGAGCGAATCCGTACCCGCCTCGTTCACCTTGAAGAGCACCGACTGAATGCCGCGAAGGTTCCCCATCGCGTTGTGCGCGAGGACGAGCTGAAGATCCGTGACCGGAGCGCCGTTCTCGTCCAGAATCCGACGAACGCCAGCCGCGTCCGAAAGCACGCCGGCCGTGCCGAACGGGGCCGTGCCGGCGGTGCCGACAGCGCGCGAAGCCTTGGTGTAGAGCGAGCCAAGGTCCGTCTCGACCTGATTCACGAGCGCCCGGAACGCCTGAGCGAACCGACCGCGATTGATGCCCTGATAGTTGCCAGCGTTCGAGAGCGCCAGCGTTTCCTCGCCGCTCCAGCGAATCGCGGCGTGCTTGCTCTTGGAGATCGTGATCTCCACCGAGCTGATCGTGTTGTCGCCCGTGTTCGGGGCGGACACGGCCGGGGTGTTGTCGGCCAGCGAGACGGCCGGAGCAATCGGAACGCGAACGCTCTGGTTGAGCGCGGCACGCTCGACGCCACTGTTACGGCTGACGGCAGGGATGAAACCGACGTTCTCTCGACTCACCTGGTCGAGAGCTTCGTACATCGTCGGAATCAGGTTGGTGAGAGTGTTTGCCATGTTTCCCTTTCTGCGTCAGCCCGCCTAAGTGCGTCTGACGATCAAGCGGCGGTATCGACGACCTTCCCGCCGGACTTCGTGAACGCCATCTGCTCCTCAGGAGGCAGGGCGAAGAACTGCGTCCGCTCCATGGCGCGAGCGCCGGATGCGGCCGTGGCACCACCCGGAGCCCCGCCACCGTTGGCGTTGACGCCGAGCTTCCACTTCGAATAGTTCGGGTGAGACGTGAGGAGGATCTGAAGCGACTCGTCCACGTCCGCGACCTTCGCGGGCTCGGAGCGGGAGTAAAGCTTTTCCTTCTTGCCGCCGTCCCGGTAGGCGACGATGCTTTCGCCGTCCAAGTCAAACTGGCCGCCGAACATGGCGAGGACGGCTTCCGGGGCGTTCTCGAAGATCGTTCCCTTGAGCGCCGAAGATGCCGAGATGCGACCGTTAATCAGGTGCTTGCGGACGTTCGCCTGCGCGTCCTCGCGTTCCTTGAGGATCTGGGCCTTTTCGGCGTTCCAAGCCGACGTGGCTTCCTTCAGGCGCGACTCGACCAGCTCCTCCACCTTGCCCGCGTCCACCAGCTTCTTGGCGTCAATCGAATCGGCCAGCTTCGCCTTATCGATCAGCTTCTTGCGGTCCTCTTCGGTGGAGCCGAACGTTTTGAGGGCGGCTTCGGCTGCCTTCGCGGCGTCCTTGGCGTCGTCCCTTTCCTTGCGCAGCGTCCCGAACGTCGAGTAAACGCCGACGGGATCAAACGGGGATTCCTGGCCGTCGTCGGAGACGAGGACCAACTTGCCGTCCGTGAAAACCGGCGACCCGTTTTCGGTTAGCTTCAGCTTCGGCATCTTTCCTCCGCGTTTCGCCCGTCACGGGCGGCGGCTTCGCGCCGCATGGATGGCGCGGAGGAGTGGCTACACCCCTACCGCTTGTAGGTAGGGTGCCGGACTGCTGAAAAGCTAGGTAGGGAGAATCGGGGAGATTAGGTCAAGCGGACTTGCGGATCTTGCCGTAGTTGTCCGTGTAGGCGAGCGCGGATTCGATCCGCTTCTGCTCCAGCCTCATGTAGACAGCCTCTACGTCCTGGAAGAACGAGGCATCGAAACGAATCCGGCGGCGAACTTCGCGGATATCCACTTCGGCGGCTTCGGCGGCGATGGACTTCCGGCCACCTACGGCCTCGAGCGCGGCAAGGAATGCGGCACACCACAGCGGGCGGCGATTGGCTCTCAATTCCACCTCTGCACCCTCTCCGCCGCCGCAAGGATCTGCGCGGTAGGCCGGGGATCGTTAGGCGAGACGACGTAGGGAACGCAAGTGCATTCCGGATTGCAGGAGCAATGGTCCGCGTGAATCTCCATCGCCTGCCCGGTGCGGGACGAATACGACCGCCCCATGGTCAAGTTGCGAAGCTTGTCCCGGCGGAGGGCGGGCTGGCTCACGGCAGCCGGAACTCCCCCACGGCGTCCCTGCACAGGTTGAGGAACTGAAAGTCGGACAGCTCGCGGAGGCCGGACGTTTGCCCGGATAACCGCCCAAGGCATTCGGTAGAGAGCGACTCATCCCCGCCGGCCTCGCGGATCTTCTCCGCCAACCGGGCGAGCTCGCCGCGCTCGAACGCCTTCACCTTTTCGCTTACGGCCATGTTCCCCCCTCGGAACGGCTTAGTTCAGTGCGTTCCCTTTGGATGATTCAGAAGTGTGGTGCTCCATCCGCTGCGTCGAAATCTCAACCGCAATCGCATGGCAGAGCAGCGCAACCTCCCGCATTCCGTCCGCCTTGCCGCGCTTGTAAGCCTCTAGCGCGATGCCTTCCCGATTCTTCGCCGCCGTATCCGCGTTCGACTTCGATCCCGCCGCAAACGCCGCCACGACGCGCACCACAAGCTCCGCGTCCGACTCGCCGGGCTGGCGCTCGACTCGCTTTAGGGCGATGACGCTCATGCGGCGTCTCTCAACTCATCCAGCGTCACAAGGTTCCCCTTTCGGTCGAAGAACTCGTTAAACGTGGCGTCGCCGGAGCGAAGCATCTGCGCGCGGCGAACGCCTAGGACTTTGTTTTGGACGGCGGTCGGTTGGGTTTTGATCCAGTCTCCGAAGGTTGTATCCGAAGGGACAAAACCGTCTAGGGCGTTGCGCTGTTCGCCGGTGACTTCGTTCGCGTCGATGCCGAGAGACTTCCAACT